CGGCCAATGCCACCGGCGGGAATGGTGGCTTTGGCGGCGGCGGCGGCGGCGGTGGTGGTACCGATACTGGCTGCAACGGCGGAAACGGCGGCTTTGGCGGCGGCGGCGGCGGCGGCACTGGAAACTTCGGAAGAGGTGGAGATGGCGGTTTCGGCGGCGGCGGCGGCGGGGGTTCGACCTATACCCCCGGACACGGCGGAAATGGCGGCGGCGGCGCCGTAATGATCACATTCTTGGTTTGAGGTGGATGAAATGTGGGCCAGAATAATAAAAAGTGACGGCGTTCAGATTGTGGCGGAAATAGTCGAGTATGATCCTTCGATCCTTCCGCCCGAGGTTGCGAGCGAGTTCGTTCCATTTGAAGACGGTATGGTGTATCGTGCCGAGCTTCTTGATGGTGTTTGGGTTCCCCCTCCCGAGCCTGATCCCCTCCCTGCGCCGGAACCGGAGCCGGACCCGCAGCCCGTTCCCCTCGACTACGTGCGCTACGTGGCGCTCGTCAAACAGGCGGGCGGGCTATCTGCGGCCACGGCCACGCAGATCGTGGACGGCACTCATTCCTCGGCCGAGGTGAATTTCGTTCAGCGCCTCATGGAGCGGCACTCGGGCAACTTCGTTCTGTCTGATCCGCTGGTGCAGCAGGGGCTCGATACGCTGGTGACCGAAAACGTCCTGACCCAAGCCGGGAAGGACGCGATCTCGGCCGCGTGGCCTACCGGCTGATGCATACCACGCTCGCCTTCTACAAGGCGCCGGGGCGATGGCAGGATGCGGCTGTGCGTTTAATCACGCGCAGCCGTTTTTCGCATTGCGAGCTCGTCGCCATTCAGCCGCAGCCGGGCGGCTCCGCTCGGGCGGTGTCGGCGTCGAAGCGCGACGGCAATTGCGTTCGCGCTCGGGAGATCGAGTTTCACCGCGGGCATTGGGAATTCGCCGCGGTTGGCGCCGATATGGGAGATACCTGGACTAAGGCGCTGGGCGAGATCGGGCTTCCCTACGACATTGTCGGCGCTGGGCTGTCGGCTCTGCCGCTCGATATCGAGAGCGACCGGGGCTGGTTCTGCTCGGAGCTCTGCGCCTATGCGCTTGGTCTGCCTCGACCGCATACCTACTCGCCCGGTGATCTTGCCGAAGCCTGCGGCCTGCGCCGATAGGCGGCGGGGAACCCGCCAGAGGAAAGGGCGGGGCCGTCTGTCGATGATTGCTGCAACTGGCGGCAATTTTCGAGGCGAGATAAATGGCATTTCTTCACGGCGTTGAAGTGATCGAGGTGGACACCGGCGCACGGCCGATCCGGACGGTTTCTTCTGGTGTAATCGGCATTGTGGGGACTGCGCCTGACGCGGACGCCGCTGCCTTCCCTCTCAACACTCCGGTTCTGGTCGCGGGCAACCGCGTTGAAGCGGCCAAGCTGGACACGGTCGGCGACGGCAACGGCACTCTGCCGGGCGCGCTTGACGGCATCTTCGACCAGATCGGCGCGGCCGTGATCGTGGTCCGGGTCGATGAGGGCATCGATGAGGACGCCACTCTGGCGAATGTGGTTGGCGGCGTGAATGCTGGCACCGGCCAGTACGAGGGCGTCCATGCTCTTGTCGGCGCCGAGTCTGTCGTCGGTCATACCCCGCGCATCCTGTGCGCCCCCGGCTGGACGCACCAGCGTCCCACGGATATGGCGAACCCGGTTGTGTCCGAGCTCGAAGGCATCGCCGCGCGTCTCCGCGCTGTGATCGTCGCCGATGGGCCGAACACCACGGATGATGCCGCGCAGACCTATGCGGGCGATTGGGGAACCTCCGGCCGCGTCTATGTGATCGATCCTTGGGTCAAAGTTCTGGACGGTAATGGCGATGTCGTGGTCGAGCCGAGTTCCGCGCGGATCGCGGGCGTGATCGCGCGCACCGATAACGACGCCGGGTTCTGGCACTCCCCCTCCAACAAGGGTGTTTTCGGCATCATCGGGACTGCTCGGGCGGTGGACTTCAAGCTGGGCGATGCAACTTCCCGCGCCAACCTCCTGAACGAAAATGACGTGGCGACGATCATCCGGCAGGACGGCTTCCGTCTCTGGGGCAACCGCGTTCCCACGGCTGACCCGAAGTGGCAGTTCATCTCGGTTCGTCGGACGGCAGATATCCTCCACGAAAGTCTGCAGCGCGCTCATATGTGGGCCGTCGACCGGAATATCTCGAAAACCTATCTGGAGGACGTGGCTGACGGCGTTAACGGCTACATCGCCCAGCTGGTCGAGCTCGGCGCGCTCTTGGGCGGTCGCTGCTTCCCTGATCCGGACCTGAACACTCCGGCCGCCATCGCCGAGGGGAAGGTCTACTTCAATCTCGAATTCACCCCGCCGTATCCGGCCGAGCACATCACGTTCNGGCTCGCATCTGGTGGATACCTACATCACGGAGGCTCTTAGCTAATGGCTGCGCGCGATATTCTCAAAAACTTTAATCTGTTCGTGGACGGCCGGGGCTATGCCGGCAACGTCTCCGAGTATACGCCTCCTGCGCTCACTGTGCAGACCGAGGATCACCGGGCCGGTGGCATGGATGCCCCGGTTTCGCTCGATATGGGAATGGAGGGGCTTGAGGCGTCTTTCATCCTCACGGCGTATGATTTCGATGTGCTGACAATGTGGGGCGTCTCGCAGGGCCAGCCGGTCAATCTGACCGCGCGCGGCTCGGTCGAAAGCGTGGACGGCTCGGTCAAAGCTGCGGTGCATCGCCTGCGCGGCAAAGTGACCAGCATCGACCGTGGCACATGGACGCCGGGCCAGCCTGCGCCTCTGACCATCACTGTTCGTCTGGATTATTACGCCGAAGAGCTCGCCGGGCGTCAAATCCATGAGATCGATGTGCCGAACATGAAGCGCGTGTTGAACGGCGTGGATCAGCTGGAAGCGCGGCGCTCCGCGCTCGGGATGTAAGGGGGCCGCATGTCGAAGGACCAAACTGCCGGCCTGCCGGCTTACATCTCCGAGGGGGCCGATGGCTCCCTCACTGTCGATCTGGTGCGCGGGCTGGATATCTCCGGCGCGAAGGTGACCAAGCTGAAACTCCGCGAGCCGTCTCTGAATGACCAGCTGGCATCTCAGAAAGTCGGCGACAATGCCGACGCCGAGGTCGCTTTGCTCGCCAATCTCGCCGAGATCGCTCCGGACGAGCTCCGCGCTGCCAAGATGCGCGACTATGCGCGTCTGCAGGAGGCGCTGGGTTTTTTCTACGGCTGACACCGGAGACGATCCGCGCGGGCGCTCTGGCGCTGGCGCGGCACACCGGGTGGGGTCAGTCTGAAATCCTCGGGATGCGAACGTCGCGCTTCCTGTGGTGGATCGAGGGTCTAAACGATGGCGCAGCAGAAACTTAACGCCACGGTCCAGATCGGCTCTGTGCTGGAGCGGTCGGTTAAGAAGAACATCGGCGTCCTGCGCTCGGGGCTTGAGGGCGTCGGCAAAGAGATTAAGGGCGTTACCGAGCGGCAAAAGGAGCTCTCCAAACAGCGCAAGGTGCTGGAGAAGCAGGGCCGCTCCGTCGAGGCGCTTGATCGCGAGTACGAGGACTTGGGCCGAACGCTCGACCAGCTGCGCCGAAAGCAGGAGCGGTGGACGCGGGCCGCGCAAGCCTCGCAGCGGGTTGGCAAAGATTTCAAACGCATGACGGGTGACGTGACGCGGGTCGCGCGCAACGCCGGCATCGCGGTCGCGGCTGTCGGTACGGCGATCTTCGGGCTGGCATCCTCGACGGCCGCGCTCGGCGATGATGTGGCAAAGTCTGCGGACAAGCTGGGCATCGGCGTCGAGGCGTTCCAAGAGTTGCGCTATGCGGCCGAGCGGTCAGGCGTTCCCATCGCCACCTTCGACAGTTCGATGGTCGCCTTCGTTAAGCGGCTGGGCGAAGCCAAGGAAGGCACCGGGCCAGCTGCGGACGCGATCAAGGCGCTCGGGCTCAATGTAAAAGACCTACTCGATATGAAGCCGGAGGACGCGCTTGGCAAAATCGCCGGGCGCATGAAGGACGTGAAGAACCCGGCAGAGCGCGCGGCCATCGCCTCGGACCTGTTTTCTCGGGCTGGCGTCGGCATGGTCAACATGCTGCGCGATGGCGAGCAGGGGCTGGTCGATCTTCGGGGCCAAGCGCGCCGAACCGGCTACGTCCTCTCGGAAAAGACCGCGCGGGATGCCGAGGTCTTTCAGGATCGCCTGCTCGATGCGCAGCTGACCGTCAAAGGGCTGAAGAACGTAATCGGCGCCGAGTTCATGCCGGTCGTCACGCGATCGATGGAGACCTTCTCGGCGTGGGCGCAGGAAAACCGCGCCGATGTGCAGGCGTTCGCAAATACTGCGGTCGAAAGCCTAGAGCGCGCCATTCCGGTCATCGGCGAGGTGGCGTCGGGCATGGGGACCGTCGCCGTTAAAGTCGGCGAGGTGACTTCCAAGGTGGCCGAAATGGTCGGCGGCTGGGATAACTTCGGCGTTATCCTCGGGGCCGTGTTTGCCTCCAAGGCCATTCTCAGCGTTGGGCGGTTCGTCCTGAGTGTCGGTCGCCTCGGCGCGGCGATGATTGCGCTGGCTCCCTCGCTGCCGGTTGTCGCGGGCGGGATTAAAGCCATCGGTCTGGCGCTCGCTGCGAACCCCATTGGTCTAGCCGTTACCGCCATCGCGGGCGGGGCCGTTCTGGTCTACAAATATTGGGAGCCCATCTCGGGTTTCTTCACGCGCATGTGGGGTTGGGTCAAAGAGAAGTTTGACGCGGCTCGGGTTTGGGTCGGCGAGGCAATCACTGAATTTGGCGACGTGACGGGTATCACAGCGGCGTGGCAGTCGGTCAAGGCCGGGCTGGGCGCCGTTATGGATTGGATCGGCGAAAAGTTCGATTGGGTGATGCGCAAGATCGAGCCGGTGATCGATGCGCTTAAATGGGTGCGCGACAAAGCCGGCGCGGCACTAGAAAAGGTCGGGATCGGCGGCGGTGGGCCAGAGCCAGCGGCGTTGGGCTCGGCCGAGCGTCCATTCCCGAAAGGCCATCCGATGCATCGGCCGCAAAAGCGCGCGACGGGCGGTTCCTTCCGTCCGGGCTGGCGCAAGGTCGGCGAGTGGGGGCCGGAGCTCGAATTCACCAACCGCTCCGGGTTTATCGCCACCAATCGCGCGGCCGAGCGCATCGCGTCTCTCGCCAAGGGCGCGCGGGCCGATATGGCTCGGGCGGTGGCAGGGTCCGGGGGCTCGGGCGGGGGCGGTGCGGCTTCGGTCACAAACCACATTCAGATCAACGCGGGCGGCATGTCTCCGCAGCTGATCATTGACGAGCTTGAGCGGCGGATGCGCGATGCGTCCTCCGGCGCGCTCTATGACGGCGCGCGGGGCTATGGCCAGTATGGGGGCGCGGCATGAGTGATCCGATGATGCAGCTGGGCGTCTACCAGTTCTCGATCTCCACAGCCGCCTATCAAGAGCTCACGCGCGGCGCGGAGTACCGCTGGGCATCGCAGGAGCGGGTGGGTGCAAACGATGCGCTGCAGTTCACCGGCCTGCCGGCCGAAACGCTGGAGCTCCGGGGCGTGATCTATCCGCACTACAAGGGCGGGCTCGATCAAGTGACCCGCATGCGCCTTCAGGCATCCCTCGGGGTGCCTCTCCCTCTCCTGTCCAGCGGCGGGCGCGTCATGGGCGCGTGGGTGATCGAGAGCGTCCGAGAAGGGCAGCGGATATTCGAGCGGGGCGGTGCGCCGCTCCGGCAGGAATTTGACCTTAGACTGAGGCGGTACGATGGCGGGCTCCGATCCCTACTACCTATCTAAAGAAGGCGACACGCTGGATCGTATCGTCTGGAAGCACTACGGCCGTCAGTCTGATGGGCTGGTCGAGGCTGTGCTCGTCGCCAACCGCGGACTTGCGGCTCTGGGGCCGATACTGCCCCTCGGCACTCGCGTCGATCTTCCGCCTGCCGAAGAGCCGCGCGCGCAGGAGGCGGTGCGGCTGTGGGGCTGATGGATTTCAAGCCTTCGTTTCGGGTCGAAGTGGACGGGGAGGATATCACCGGCATCCTGACCGACCGGCTCGTCTCTCTGCAGCTGTCCGACGCGGCCGGGGTCCAATCCGACCGGGTGTCGATCACGCTCTCCGATAGTTCCTTGTTCGCCCGGCTGGAAGAACCACCAACCGGGGCCGAGGTGAAGGTCTGGCTCGGGTATGGGCTGCGCCAGAAGTACATGGGCCTGTTCATCGCCGACCGGGTCGAGATCGGCGGTCCTCCCGACCAGATGACCATCTCGGCCGTGGCGTCGGTGCATGGCGAGACGTCCTCCGGCAAAACCGCAATCACTGAACAGCGGTCGCGGTCGTGGCCGGCTGAGACGACGCTCGGCTCTCTGGTCGAAAAGGTCGCGGGCGAGCATGGCATGGTCGCGGCCGTCTCCGGCTCTCTGGCTGATATCAAGCTGCCCCACATCGACCAAGTGGACGAGAGCGACATTCATCTCCTGTCGCGGCTTGCTCGTGATCTGGACGCCATTGCGAAGCCGGGCGATGGCCGTCTGATCCTCGCCAAGCGCGGCGAGAGCCGTACCGTCTCCGGTCAGTCTATGCCCACGATCCCCGTCGCGCTGGTCGACGTGTCGTCGTGGCGGTCGAGCCGGTCGCTCCGCGAGCCTGCCGGTCAGGTGATCGCGGTTTGGCAAGACATGAACGCAGGCGCGGCCGTCGAATGTACCGCTGGGTCGGGCAAGCCGATCAAGCGACTGAAAGACCGCTATCCGTCGCGCGAAGCTGCCCAGCGGGCGGCGGATGCCGAGTACCGCCGGGCAGCGCGTGCCGGTCGCTCTTTGCAGCTGCAAATGCCGGGCAATCCCGATATGGTCGCCGAGGGGCGCGTGAACCTCTCGGGCTTCCGGTCGTATCTCGACGGTTCGTGGCTGGTCACTCGGGTGGAGCACTCGCTCGACAGCGGCGGGTATCGCTGTTCTGTCGTTTGCGAGCCGCCGGAGTAGCCCATACTGTCCTGCCGTGCCTTCTTTGCACGGGCTCTGCGGTCATGTATGCGCTCTCCCGACTTTACTGGTGGAGTGCGGGCATTGGACGACCATCTATTCCGAGCCGGGGTGACGCACATCGAGGTGACGTGTTGGTCCTGCGGCCATAGGGTGACGCTCCGGCCGCAGGACGTGCCGGAGCGGATCACCGATTACGATTTCGAGAAGCGGGCCACCTGTCGCTGTGGCACCGGCTGGCCGTATGTCACTAAGTTCCCTAAGAAGAAGCCGCTGACGATGTGAGGGGTTAGCTCGATTGCTGTTTCAGTTGGGTTATCTGGACTGGTGAGGGCCGCGCTTCTCGCGCAGCCGTTTCTTGCGGGCGAGGCTGAGCTGTGTCGCTCGCCCCTGACATGACGACGGCGTTCTGCAGAGCGCATGGGCGATGTGTTCCCAATCGTGACCGGCGAAATAGAGTCGCGTCATCTTCGCGTCCTCATCTGCCGTCCATCGCTCTCTGATCAGCTTGGCCATGGTTCCTCTGGGTTAGCTGGATTTTGCGTTTTGCATCGCTTCCGCAAGTTCGCGACGGCTATCCTGCGCCATCTCTACTGCGGCAGCTGCAATTTCAGCGTCGGACCAGTTTCCAAATACCAGACCAGAAATCCCGGCCTTCATGTTCATTACGTCTTGATCGCCTTCGCCAAGTGCAGCGGTTACTCTGTCTGACATGCGTTTTCCTTTCTTGGGGTTTACGACTGATTGCGCGCGGCGCGTGCAACCTCACCGGCGGCGGGGTCTTCTCGCAGCCCATCGAGGTCTTTGGATAGCGGGTCGATCAGGGCTGTCAGGAACGCCCAAAGCAAAGTGCTGTATTCGCCGCCCGATTTGGGCACGTGCGCCTCATAGGCAGCAACGGCGTAGCAGCCTGCCTTCATCACGGCATCAGCGATGGCATTTTCTTCTGCCGTGATCTGCTGGCCTCCCATAAATTTTTCATGGGCCGCAAGAGCGGCGCTCGCGGCCTGCTGCACGTCCATCAGGTTTAGCTGTGTCATATGTCCTCCGTGGGTTTTATGGATTTACGATTTCGGCAACGTGGTAGGGACGATCCTGCCCGTTCCCCAATGCCGCCAACCGCATTCGATTTAAGGTGTTCTGCGCGTTGTGCAGATCGTCCATGATTTCGAGCAAGTTGCCTTCAACCTTTTCAAGCCCCACAACGGATTGCGCGGCTTTGATATGGGCGATCATTTCGACAAGTTCTTCGTAGGGCATGGTGCCTCCGTGGGTTATTCCAATATATATTACTGTGTTGACGCTTTATATACATTGTGATATTGCTTCGGTCAAGATGCAGTGAGTCATGGGCGTATATAATATGGCGGAAAATTCCGTAATTTGGGGGTATATTCTGATCGGTGGGGGGCGTCCCTCGCGGCCTGCGCAGCGCAAGCTGATGAAGGTGATCGGCGTAGATATGAGTAAGTACGGCACCCTATGGGAAGATGTTCTGCCTCCGCGCTCCACCCGGCCAAGAACGGCCCTAGAGGATCGTGAGTCTTTGGTTATGGCTGCGCTAGAGGGCGACAAGGTTCATGTGGTCAATCCGATCTGTCTTGGCGCGTCTGGCAAAGACGTGGAATGGTTCGTTGGTGCGCTGCATGAAAAGGGCGCAACGGTCGTGATCCATGACGGAGCTCGGGTATTCGAGCCGGGAGACGGCCTTGAGGAATTGTCTAAAGACGTTGAGCGGATGCTTCATGCCTATCGGGTTCGCAAGTATCGCCGGGGGAAGGGTGGTGCTGAATGACCGAGTTCTATGTGTACCGCCACTTCGATGTTGACGATAACCTTCTCTATGTGGGCTGCACGTCCAACCTGAAAGCCCGCCGCCTCCATCACCGGGCCGTTAGTAAGTGGTGGCCTGTGATCGACAGAATTGAAACCGAGGGGCCAATGAGCCAGCGGGGCGCGCTCGACGCAGAGCGCAAGGCAATCGAAGCGGAGCGACCGGGCTACAATGTCCGGCACTCAAAGAACGTCTGAAAAAGGAGCGCGAGGGATGGCGACGATTGAGCAAATGGCGCGGGATGCTGGTTTCCGCAAAGCGGGTGAGACGATGGCCTCCAGCGTCACTTTGGAGGATATGGGCTTCGACGTGGTTACGAGCCCGCTCATGCCCGAGGGTTTCACCGCGCTTCGGACCGAGCGCGGCGCGATGATCTTGGGGCCGAAGGGAGCGCATTGGGCTCCCTTCTGGCCCGGCGTGTAACAAAGGAGACTAGCCCATGTGGGGTTTTGCAATCAGTCCTGACCCGCGCGCTTGGCGCTTCGGTAAACGTGACGCAATCGAGGACGATGGCCGGGTGGTCGGTGTCTGGTATTGCTGCGGCCCGTTCGCGGTCTGCTACGACTACGAGTGATCTTAAAAGGAGCGCGGGCTCACTTCCGCTTCTTCAGCGTGACCTTGGGCGGCGGTTCGCCTGTCCGGACCAGCTGCTGCACCATCCCGTATGGGCCAAGGCTTCCGTAGCACTCGTCTATCTCGGCCGCAATCTTCGCGCGGAGCTCTTTCTCGGCTTCGGTCATGGCACCGCGCCGATCCGGTCAGCGCCGGGGGCAGATACCTGGACTAAGTTCCCCGCAGCTGGGTGACGGTCGCGGCCCCCTGTCCGGTAACAAAGCGCGCCCATGCCTCCATGACAATCCTGCGGCGCTCCAGCAGATCGGATCGCGCGTAGGATCGCTGCACTTGGGTGTTGATCGTGTGGCCGAGAACCGTCTCCGCTACTTCGAAGCTGCAGGCGTCGGTGTCCTGAACCCATGTGCGAAAGGTGGTCCTGAAGCCGTGCGGCCGTCCTGCCTCGCCGATACGGTCTAGGTGCTTCTCCAAGCCTCGGCTTGTGACCGGCCGTCCTCTCGGGCCGGTAAACATCAGCCCGCTGTGGATCTGTGCCTGTTCCTCGATGATCTCCTGCATCGGCGCCGATACTGGCACGCGGAAGTCGCCAACCTTGCCGCGCAATCCTTTGACCCGCTCTGCCGGCACGGTCCAGATGCCGTCCTCGATCTCGTCCAGCTGCGCGCCTCGGGCCGCGTCCGATCTGACTATGGTCAGGATGATCCAGCGCAGGCATTGAGCCACGTCGCTCTGGTCCTCTTTCAGTCGGGCATAAAGCGCCGGCACTTCCTGCCACGGTGTCGCGGGGATCGGCGTCGGGATGTACTCGACGGCGCCTAGCACTTCCTTCGCAGCCTCGACCGTGAACGGATCGCAGTCGTGTCCCATGAGTTTCGCCTTGGCGAACACCAGACGCGTCCGCTGGTATGCCTTGGTGGCCACACTCGGCTTGGTGTGCCAAATCGGCGCCATCGCTCCCTGCACATCCTGAACGGTGATCTGCGATATCGGCTTGCGGCCGAGCTTCGGGATGATGTGGGTGTCGAGCGCGCTGCGCCATTTGCCGCGCGTCCCATCGCCCCGCAAGGTCGCCTTCCGCGCCTCGAACACCGCATCTACGATCTGCGCGAACGTTGGGTCCGCGCGCTGGGCTGCGAGCATCTCGGCTTCCCGCTGCGCTCTGCGGACCGATATGGGGTCGCGCCCATTCCGAATTTCCGCAGCCCATCGGTCGCGCAGTTTCCTCGCCTCGGCGAGTGTCACGGCCGGCCAGCTGCCCAGCCCCATCTCTTTGCGCTGCCCCCAGATCGAGTAGCGATAGACCCAGCTGCCCCGGTCGCCGCGCTTGAGAAGCCGCAGCCCGCTCCCGTCCTCGTGCTTCCCGTCCGGCGCCTTCTTGATCCCCATCGCTGTGAGCGGCATTCCGTTCCCCCAATTGTTCCCCCAAGCTGGGGCGCGCTTCGGTGATCCCGCAAGCGTCAACATGCGACAGTTTTAGCCGCGATGCCCCTGATAAATAAAGGGCTATTGTGTCAGCCTGCGCCGCGTTGCGACAGGGGGACGGCTCCTTCAGGGAGCGCCAATTTCCGCCACGCCTACCCGCGCCCACTTACCCGCGCGCGAAATCGTCAATCGCTGCTGCGATCAGATGCGGAAAAGTGGGTTTGCCGAGCATGGCAATCGGTTCAAGCCCTCTCAGCCGTGTCTGGGTCGGTTCGTCCAGGTTGCCGCTCAAAAAGATGCAGCGGATATTGTGTTCGCTCAGCAACCACTGTGCGAGGTCCTCGCCAGATTCTCCATTCGCCAGTCGAAGGTCCATGAACGCCAAGTCCGGGCGGGACTGCGTCACCACCTCCCGGCAGGCCGCGAAATCCTTGACCGGGCCAAGAACGGAATGCTGAAGCTGTTCGAGCTGCATCTGAAGGTCCAAGGCAATCAGAAATTCATCTTCGACGATCAGAATATTCACCGGGCATTACCCGGCAGGCATGGGGATCTCAATCTCGACGCAATAACCATGCTCTGTTGCCCTCTTCTCCATCGTCGCCCCAAGCTGNCTAACAATGCCCGCCACGATCTTCGAACCGAGACCGACCCTCTCTAGACCTTTCGCGCTACCGATCCCATCGTCNGATACCGTCAAGGTCAAAAGGGTTCCCTCTNGATGCAAACGAACATCTACCCGGCCCTGTTCCCGCTCAACGAAGGCATGTTTATGCGCGTTGGTCACAAGCTCATTGATCAGCAGCGCAAGGTTNATCGCCAGATCCGTCGGAAGAACGACCGCCTGCGCGTAGACAACATTCTCAATCCGCCTGCTGTCGGTCTCTGTGCTGGTTGAAAGAAAGTCGANGAGTTGCGGGATGTATTCACCGACATCCACATGGGTAACGTTCTGNGATTTATAGATAAGTTCATGAACCGAGCTTACGGCATGNACCCGCAAAGAGGCCTGCTGCAGACTGTGTTTGACGTGGTCGTCTTCCACCGANGCGGCTTCAAGGCGNAGGATGCTCGACACCAGATGCAGGCTGTTCTTGATCCGGTGATTTACATCCCCCAGCAGCGTTTCTTTCTGCTCTAGAAGCTTGTCCCTCTCGGTCAGCGTTTTCTGCAAGACCTCTTCGCGCTTTTTGGAATGGGTCAGATCGAGGGACGCACCGATGAACCGCGCGGGTTTGCCATGCTCAAAAAGCACTTCGCCGCGTGTGTTCAGCCATCGAATATCCCCTCGGGGCAAGACGATCCGATAGTCGGCGTTTACCGTTGCATCACTGGCCGTGACCCCTTCCAAGCTCTTCTTCACATGCTCCAGATCATCGGGATGGATACGCTCAAAAAGCTTGGTGATCGGAAAGGTTCCCTCGGTATCTGGATAGCCGAAAAGATCGGCCAACTCATGCGATACATTCGCGGTGCCGGTCTGAAGGTCCAGTTCCCCATAGCCGACACCCGACACCTGTTTTGCCAGATTGAGCCGTATCGCTTGGTCGCGGCGACCAATGAATTCCGAGGTGACATCTTCGACATGGTGAATAAGCGCGATCAGCTGGCCGTCTTGGAAAACAGGCGCGTTGAACGGCTGCCAATACTTCTCTTCAAAGGCCCCGTCGACGCTGTCGCGAATGGGGATATTGTATTTCTGAACGGCCATCCGATGCGGCTTGCCAGTGGCGGCGACAATCTCAAGCGACTTGCGCAGATTGTTGGTGCCATCCGCCGTTGCGTCAGAAGGATCATCCGGAAATGCATCGAACAGCAGTTTCCCAATGAGATCATCGGCTTTTGACCCGGTGATGCAAAGATACCGGTCATTCACGTCGATGATCATAAGATCAGTATCTAAAACAAGATAGCCATGGGGGGACGCTGCAAAAATTGCAGATCTCGGCACGCGCGCATTCGCCGATTTACCACCGCCCATAGGCCCGCTCTCCCGGTACTTACCATCTTCACTATTGATCGTAGCCCTTTAATTTAGAACATAAAAGCAAAGAGATACTAATTTAAGTTAAGTTGTACCAAACTGCGTTGATGTGGGGGACCGCAAGCAGCTTCAGAAATATGTCGGCAACGCATGCGCGGGGAAAATTGCGCCTGACTTCCTTTGTCCCGCCGAACAAAGGGGGCTGCCATTAGCGATTAAGACCTCGACAATGCGATTCAAACCATAGCGCACCCGGAGAGCCTTGGGCTTTCCGCCTATCAAGCAAGCGCAACCACCTCAAATCGCGCCTGCCCCGCCATAGCCCCCGCTACGCCGCGGCGAGCGCATTCTCCACTCTGATCTCCGAAGCGCAATTGGGCAGATCCACGGTGAATTTCGTCCCGACGCCGACAGCACTTTCCACTTGAATATCCCCCTCATGCGCCGCGGCGAGCTTCTTGCTGATCGCAAGGCCAAGCCCCGTGCCGCCATCGGCGCTTTTGGCAGCCGTTTCCGCTTGGATGAAGGCTTGGAAGATCCGCTGCAAATCCTC